AAAGCCGGCGAAGTGTATGAAGAGAAAGGAGAAAAACCAAACTGGGAAACCCTGTATGATCGTTCTGAAGATTATCCTATCAACAAACCATTTAAAGATGTAATGGTGATCACTGCCGGTGTGGATGTGCAGGCAGATCGTATCGAAATTGAAATTGTTGGATGGATGAAAGGCAAACGATCACAAAGTATAGATTACCGTGTGCTGGTTGGCGATACAGACAAAGATGATATCTGGAATGAACTTGGCAAAATTGTAAATGAAACATGGGTACGTGAGGATAGCAGTATTTTGCCTTTACGGTTAATGGCTGTAGATAGCGGCTACAACACCAATAAAGTTTATTCTTTCACCAAAAAATATAGTACCGCCAGGGTGGTACCGGTAAAGGGCCGTGATCGTTTGGATACACACTATACATCACCAAAAGCTGTGGTGGTAACCAAGGCAGGTAAAAAAATAAATTCAGTAAAGGTTTGGGGTATCGGCAGTTCATTCATAAAAACCGAACTGTATGGTATGCTTAAACAGAATAAAGATCATGATGCCAATACGGTACCTGATGGGTATTGCCACTTTCCTAAACGTGAGCCATCATATTTCCGTGGCATCACTGCCGAAGAGTTGCAGATCATTACCAACCGGCGTAACTACCGTGAATATGTTTGGGTAAAAAAATATGAGCGTAACGAGCCGTTGGATTGCAGGGTGTATGCCCGTGCTGCTGCTGTTATTGTTGGTATTGATAGATGGGATGAATCCAGGTGGAACAGGGAACAATATTTTGCTACTGTTCAAAGTAAGGAAACACAGCAGCAGCAACAGGCTAAACCTAAGAAAAAAAGAGGTTCGGATTTTTGGTAAAAAATTAGGGGCAATAGAATTACATCAGACCATAAAATGTACTGAAAATGATAGATGAACAAAAAGATGATAAGCATTCCGTCCGTCCCAATAGCGGAAATACCATTGTTGTGCCTTCGTTGCGGTCGAAGTACAGCCTTGAATTTGAACGGGATTTTAAGTGGTATTTGAAAATGAGGGTAATGTTCAATTTTGATGGGGCATTAGACTATTTTAAGAGAACGGTTCAGATTTATAAAAGAAAAACTGGCGACAAAGAATATCAATTATTAAACGAAATGCCGTTTGCTACTTTCAAAGGAACTTACCCAGCAATGGTAAGCGGTAATTCTGTAAAACAGTTTAGCGATGGAATGTTTTTTGAATATGGCTGCCTTCCTTGTGCTTATCCGATTATACTTTTTGATAAAAACGGAGTTAGCGGTAAAGAAGCCTTTTTTCAATGGGACAGCAACGGTAAAATTTTACCTACAAAGCATCCTAATCTTTTGCATAAACTTTTGAAAACAAAAGGCAGCGTAAATCTTCACATCAAAATGTATTCAGAGGACAGGGCTAAAGGACTTTTCACATTAATTGAGTTTCGGGCTTTCTGTATCAAATACAGTTGTCCAGCTTGGTTTAAAGAAGCAGTAGAATGTCAGAAGTTCAAATATTATGAGGTGTCCACACAATGAGGCACAATAATCAATTAAAAAAACCGAAACTATATGACACAACTAACCGGTATAAATTTTTATAAACTGCAAAAGAAAGGTGTGGTACGCAGGTACAAAAAGCGGCTATCCCAAAAAGAGTTTTCCGAAAAGCAGGCACGTATAAAAAAGATCGCTGCAGTTATTGATAAAAAATTGAATGTAGAACAAAATAATCAGTATTTAAACTAACCAACACATGATCCCCAAACAAAAAAAACCAATATCAGCCCGTGATCAGGAAAAAATTGATACCATTATCAATAGTACCTGTACTTATTTTGGTATCGACAGATCCATTATAGCAATGCCAGGCAGGCAGTTTACAAAAATACGCCGCATCTGTTTTTTTCTCATTTCAAAAAATACCGATATTTCAGTACCGCAAATTGCACAACTGTTCAATAAAGACAGGTCCGAAGCTACACGGGGTATTGATCTGATAACAGCACACAACAATATTTACGCATCATTTACGCATCAAATAAGGGATATAGTAGAAATCTGCAATAAATTTACCCCCAAACAATACGAATGGCTTATACAACATTAGAATATGAAACCCTGGTAAAAGCCATTGCACAGGGCGCACTTAGTGTAAAGTATGGGGATAAAGAGGTTGTTTACCGTTCATTAAGTGATATGTTACGAATTAAAAAAGAAATGGAAGCAGAACTGGGTATATCCGTTACCAACAAACCTTCCCGCCGCTATGCCGAACACTCAAAAGGGCTGCAATGAAAAGAAACTTTATAGACAATGTAATAGCCTGGGTAAATCCGCAATACGGATTAAAACGTATGCGTAGCCGTATGGCACTTGATCTTACCACCCGCAATTTTGATGCAGCAGCAAAGGGCCGCCGTACCAAAGACTGGAAAGCTACCGGGGCCAGCAGCAATATGGAGATCAACGCTGCTCTGCAGATGCTCCGCAACCGGTCCCGTAACATGGTACGCAATAACTCTAATGCAAAAAATGCAGTACGGGTAATACCAAACAGCGTAGTAGGCACGGGCATTTTGCCCACGCCAAAATATACGGGTAAAAATAAAAAGTACATTAACGAAACCTTAAAAACAACATGGAACAGCTGGGCTAATAAAATCCACTGCGATTATGATGGGCAGTTAAACCTTTACGGCATACAGCATCTGGCCTTTAAAGCCGTGGCGGAGAGTGGCGAATGTATAGTGCGCCGCATCTATACCGATGCCAGCGCCAAGCTACCACTCGAATTACAGGTATTAGAAGCCGATTTTATTGATACTACCAAACACGATAATAGCTGGGATAATGCAGGTGAACGCAATTATTACGGTATCCGTTTTAATAATAAGGGTAAGCGTATAGGTTACTGGTTGTTTAAAAACCACCCGGTAGAATATGGGCAGATGGATAGCAGCATGATACCGGCAAAAGATATCATACACCTGTACGAAGTTGAGCGCCCCGGCCAGATACGTGGCATACCGTTCTCATCAGCTTCGATGCTTCGCATGAAAGATCTGGATGATTACGAGGATGCAGAATTGATACGCCAGAAAATCGCTGCCTGCTTTACGGTGTTTATTACCGAGGATGCCGAAGAGGCCGGCACCGGAAATGCTGCTGCCGATCAGCTGGAAAAAATTGAACCCGGTATTATCGAACACCTTACACCGGGTAAGCAGGTAACCTTTGCAGCGCCACCCACCACTAATGGTTACGATTCGTACACCCGCAGTGTACAGCGCAATATCGCTGCCGGTATTGGTATCACCTACGAAGCCATGACAGGGGATTTAAGTAATGTAAACTTTTCGAGTGGCCGTATGGGTTGGATAGAAACCCAGCGTAATTATAGCCACTGGCAGTGGAATATTATGGTGCCAAAGTTTTGCGAAACTGTGTACGAATGGTTTATATTGGCCGCCGGCCTTAAAGGATATGTACCATTGGATATTGAAGTACCCGTAACCTGGACGCCGCCACGCCGTGAAATGATAGATCCGGTTAAAGAAACCGAAGCTATGAAAGAATCAGTACGCAGCGGCTTCACCAGCTGGACACAGGTAGTTAAAGAAAATGGTTTTAATCCCGAAGAGATACTGGAAGAGATAAAAGCAGAAACAGCAGCATTTGCCGCTGCCGGTTTAAAACCCGAAAGCAATCCGGTGTTTGATCAGCCAGGCGCAGGTAAAAAAGAAAAACCCGTAAAGGATAAAGAACAGGAATAAAGATTTTCTCATAAGCAGTTAGTTTTGGTAACGGCCCCTGTTTCTACAGGGGCTTCATTATACCTATGAATTTGCAAACCTGTTTTGATGCGTATTTGATGCGTATTTGATGCGTTAACCCCAAAAAATACATTCCATTTTTGTATCAGCTAAAAGCACTCATACAAAAATGCCTGAAAAAAAGCAAATAGGGTTAGGATATTTAAGGGCCGCATTTGATCCTGCCACTATCAATAAAGAAACCCGTACCGTAGAGGTTGTTTTTGCAACCGAAACACCGGTAGTTCGTATGGGATGGGATGGTTTGTTTTACGAAGTGCTAACCTGCAGCAAAGAGGCCGTAATGGCCGAAAGGCTTAACAGCGGCGCCGGTCCCCTGCTCGATACCCACAACCGTTATTCTGTACGCAACCAGTTAGGAGCCATAGAGCCAAACTCTGTTATCATAAAAGATAAAGAATGTCGCTGCACCGTTCGTTTCTCAAAAAATGCTGATGTAGAGCCGGTTTGGCAAAATGTACAGGATGGTATTGTACGTAATATTTCTGTAGGCTACAACACTTACGAAATTACCGTTACCGAAAAAGAGGGCAAAGCCCCTGTTTACACAGCCACACGCTGGGAGCCTGCCGAAGTATCACTGGTACCCGTACCGGCTGATTACAACAGCGCAGTACGTACCCCTGATGAACAAACACACGAAGTAACTATTATCAATCATAAAAAAAATAACACAATGTCAAAACCCACCGCATCCGAAACACGTACAACCGATATACTGGCAGCTTGCCGTGCAGCCGGTTTAGATGATGCATTTGCACAAACCCTGGTTGATAATACCGAAATGGATATCAACGAAGCCCGTGCTGCTATCATAACCAAACTGGCAGAAAAAAATAAACCTGCCGCCGCTGCACCAACACCCGCAGCAGCAACTGTTACTGAAGACCAGGCATTACGCAATGCTGGTATCCTTGCCAGTTGCCGTGCAGCAAATTTCACAATCACCTATGCAGAGGAATTGATCAATGGCACTTTGTCTTTGAACGATGCCCGTGCAGCAATCATAAACAAAATGGCGGAATCAAATCAGCCCGTAAACGGCCAGCAAGGCACCTTTAAAACAGGTGCTGATGAAGTGGATAAAAAACGTGATGGCATGGTTAACGGTATCCTTAACCGTATCGATCCATCAGCCAAAGGCAATGATGGTAAGATCATCCAGCCCGGTGAATTCCGTGGTATGAGCCTGTTGGATATGGCCCGTGAGTGGTTAACACTCGAAGGCCGTAACGTAAAAGGTTTAACACACCGTGAGATTGCACAGCAGGCACTTGGCCTGGTACGTTCCGGAGGTTACAGCACATCCGATTTTCCAAATATTTTAAGCAACGTGTTCAACAAACGCCTGCGTAAAGCATACGAATTGCAGGGCCGCACATTCGCCCAGTGGTGTAATGCTTCCACAGCCAGCGATTTTAAAACAATGACACGTAACCAGCTGGGCGACCTTGTTTTTGAATCAGTAAAAGAGGGCGGTGAGTACAAATCAGAGAATTTGAGCGAAACCGTAGAAAGCTACTCTGTAGCCAAATGGGGTCGTATCGTTAACATTAACTGGGAGGCTATTGTTAACGATGATCTGAATGCATTCAGCCGTATTCCAACAATACTGGCCGGTGCCGCTGCACAAAAACAATCCGATATCGTTTATGGTATCCTTTCAGCAAACGCCGCAATGGCCGATACTGTTGCACTCTTCCACGCCACACACGCCAACTATACCGCATCAGGTACAGCTATCAGCGTGGCATCACTCGGTGTAGGCCGTGGTTTAATGCGTAAACAAACATCAGTTGCAGGTAAAAACAAACTTAACCTGGCTCCTAAATTCCTGTTGGTTGGTCCCGATAAAGAGCAGGAAGCCCTGCAGTTCACTTCACAGAATTATGTGGCAGCACAGAGCAGCAATATCAATGTGTGGGCTGGTTTAATGCAGCCTATCGTTGAAAACCGCATCAGCGGCAATAAATGGTACTTAACAGCCGATCCTAACATTATCGACACCATCGAGTATGCATTCCTGGATGGGGAAGAGTTGTTTACCGAAGAAAGGATAGGTTTTGAAGTGGATGCTTACCAGTTTAAAGCACGTATGGTTTTCGGTGCAAAAGCTATCGATCACCGTGGCTTGTATTACAATGTAGGCGCTTAATTAACCGGCATTTAAAATAAATTAATAACAGCGGGGCATCCCTGCAAAAACATAAGACAATGACAAATTTCATTCAGGATGGCGAAACTTTAGAATACACCAACGCAGGCTCTGCTATCGCATCCGGCGATGTGGTGGTAGTAGGTAAACTGGTAGGTATAGCCGCTACCGATATTGCAGCCAGCACCGGTGTAGGCACCGTGTACCTTGAAGGCGTTTTTAATGTACCCAAAAACAATAGTCTTGCCATTACCCAGGGCGACCAGGTGTTTTGGGATGCATCACCAGGCGAGGTAACAAAAACCGCTACCGATTATCCGATGGGTACGGCGCATGAAGATGCCGCAGCTGATGCAACCACAGTTAATGTAAAGCTGGCAGCAGGTGTCGATAGCACACCGCAGGCAGCAGTGGTAGCAGCTATTTCAACTGCTGATGGCAGCGATGCAGCCACCACACAGGCACTTGCCAATGCAACAAAAACCACAGTGAATGCTATTTTAACCGCTCTTAAAAATGCCGGTTTAATGGCCAGCGCTTAATAAACGCATGGCAAACTTATTCGATAGCCTGCAGGATAAAGCGTTTGATGTTGCCACCAACACAATGGGTTATCCTGCCACATGGCAGCCGGTTGCAGGCGGTCCCGTAAAAACCGCTACAGTTCTTTACAATGATGATACCGAAAAGTACGAGATCAGTAACATGCAGTACGATCCTTTTGCATGGCGTATGGAGTACAGGCACCCGTTCTTTGATGGTTTAAAAGAAAGTGTAGATACCAATGTAACCGAAATAGTTACCATCACACTGCCCGGAGGCGATGCAGATTTTAATGTGCGCCGGGTAGATTCAAAATTTGATGGTAAAACTTTCACCGCATACCTGGAACCTAAAACATACACCTAAACCATGAACTACGTCACATTAGAAACGGAACTGGTTACACGCTTAACAGCTTATTTCACGGCCCATGCCATGGAAGAAACTTTTGAAGCTGTACCAATACCACAGAACCAGGCCGAACAGGGCCGCCCGTTCGATAAAGGAAGGGTAACCGTGCAGTATTTTACCAGCAGTTACCAGCCATCGCAGTCTTTAGGTGCAGCAGTTACACAGGCCGAAACAATAACCATCCGGTTATCTTTTGAAAGCCGTAACCTGCGTGAAACAGACGGGTTTTATACACTTATTGAAGCGGTTAAGCGCAGTTTATTGGGCTACAAACCTGCCAACTGTACCAAAAAGCTAACCATCAGCAAGTACGACCTGGTATTTTACGAAAATAACACAGTATCGCCATATATCGAATTTCAAACCGAAACCATGAATGTGGAGGTACCCGAAGAAACAGACGAACCACTTTTTACAGATTTAACAATAAAAAGCCAATGCCCAGCATAATATTTACATACACCGGAAAGCTACCATACCACGCCAGCCACAAGCTGGATGATAAATGGTGTGATATCTGCCTGGGCACCGGCGATACCATCGAGCTTACAGATACCGCACAGGCAGATCCTGTAATAAAGAACCTGGTAAAATCGGGCATACTGGTAGCAGAGGGCACAAAACCCAAAACTAAAAATGCAAAACTAAAAACTGTTAAACCAAAAGCAGAAACTAAACAAATCACTGAAAATTTAAACTCATAACAATGCCAGCAAACTATTTACACGGTGTAGAAACAATAGATATCGAAAAACAAGGCCAGCTTATACGCATTGTTAAATCATCTGTTGTTATTCTTTATGGCATTGCCCCTACAGGCCCTGCCCAGGAACTAACACTCTGTTTAAGTGATCGTGATGATGCCCAGTTTGGAGCTCCTAAAACCGGTTTCAATATTCCAAAAACCTTAGAGATCATCCGTAAAGAAGCTGCCGGCTGTCCTATACTGGTAGTAAACACTTTTGATGAGGATACCAACGGTACAGCAGTAGTAGAAGAGGCACACACCGTGGCTGATAATAAAATTACCCTTTCTTTCGAACCTGTAGGCGATGTAGAAGTACTCGACAATGCAGGTGATCCATCCGACCTGGTACTTGATGTGGATTATTCCATTAATGATTATGGCGTACTCACAGGCTTAAAAACCACCTTCACCGGCGCACTTAAATTTAATTATACCAAACTTAATGCTGCCAGTGTGAACGCAGCGCAGATAGTTGGCGAGATTGATGTGGATACAGAGGTTCGTACAGGAATGAAACTGGCAGCCACAGCATACAACCTGTTTGGGTACAACCCTAAAATAATAATCGCACCCGGTTATGCTACATTATCAGGTGTACAGATAGAAATGAAAGCACAGGCAGCGTTATTCCGTGCCGTTTGCCTGTTCGATGCACCCGCAGCAACCACCGTAGCCGGTGTTATTGCAGCAAGGGGTATTGCAGGCACCATTGGTTTTAATACCAGCGATAAACGTGTGGTATTGCTGTATCCAATGATAAAAACATACAATACCGCCACCGATGCCGATGCATCATACTGGTACAGCGCATTTATGGCCGGCGTAATGGTATCACAGGATCAGAATAACGGTTACTGGTGGTCCCCATCAAATAAAGAGATCAAATCTGCCACCGGTGTAGAGCGTAATATCACCGCTAACCTTAGTGATGCCAGCACCGAAGCCAACCAGATTAACGAAGTTGGAATAGTAACTGTGTACAACAGTTTTGGTACGGGTATCCGTACATGGGGTAACCGCAATGCAGCGTACCCCTCCAACACATCTGTATGCAACTTTATCAACATTCAGCGTACCGATGATGTGGTAAGCGAAAGTGTTGAACTGGGTGCCTTAAAGTATATCGACAGGCCAATTAACCAGGCTTTTATCGACCTGGTACGGGAAGAGGGTAACAGTTTTATTGCATCACTGGTACAGCGTGGCGCATTATTGCCCGGCAGTAAACTGGTGTACAACCCCGATGATAACCTGCCTGCCGACCTGGCAAACGGCCATATCACTTTTGAGCGTATTTATATGGTACCTGCACCTGCCGAACGCATCACATTCAAATCAGTATTGGATATAAACCTTTTAAAAGCACTTAAATAATGGCAGCCATTAATATACACCGCATTACAAATGCAAACTGTTACCTGGATGGTAACTCACTGTTAGGACAGGTAGAAGAGGCTACCATACCCGATATTAAAAAGATTATGGTGGAGCATAAGGCACTGGGTATGATCGGTAAGCCGGAGTTTGTATCAGGGTTGGATAAAATGGAAGCCAAACTGAAATTTAACAGTATATATCCTGATGCACTGAAAGCCGCTGCAGGTTACAGCAACAGCGTAAAAATTCAGCTACGCAGCAGCGTAGAAGTGTATGAGGGCGGCACCAAAACCAGCGAAAAGCCATACGTTGTTTTTATGACCGGCCAGTTTACCAACATACCAGCCGGCGCATTTAAAGCACAGGATAATGTGGAGGTGGAATTGAATATGTCAATAACCGCCATCCGTATCGAATTCGACAGGGCAGAACTGGTTAATGTTGATGTGAACGCAAATATCTGGATTACTGATGGCGTAGATCAGCTGGAACAATACAGGGCTAACCTGGGCATATAGTATTTTTTTTAAACCAACACCAACAATATGGAACAGAATGTAGCCGGCGAAACTGCCGAAAAAAAAGTATATCCACTGGCAACGTCCGATGGATTTTTTTTTGAAGATGAAACCAACGAGGCTTTAAAAATTGAAAGCAAAACATACGATAACGGCAAACCGGTAATGCGTGTTACCATCAGCGATGGCACTGTATGTATTTTAAGGCAGCTTACTGCAAGGGAAATGGAAATAAATGTTAAGCGGTTGTGTGGCGATAATAAAGAGCATGTAGAATTTGCAATGGTTTCTGTGGCCACTAAGTTTGGCGAAGAGGTTAAAACTATTGAAGAGATAATGGATATGCCGGGCAAGGATTTTATTAACCTTAAAGTAGCCAACAGCCAGATAAATTTTTAATAACCGTAGAGATGGTAGCGTTTACAGCGCATTTCTACGGTATAGATCCCGAAACAGTTGATCAATGGCAACCCAAACGCATAGTAAAATGGCATACAGCAGCGGTTAACTTGCATAATAAACTTAATAAAGTACCGGATAAATAATAACCATGGCCGATCAGCTTAAAATAGCACTCATACTCACAGCTGTTGACAAAGCATCGGCAGTTTTTGATAAGGCTGGCAAAAAAATGAACGCCCACCTTAAAGGGCTCGACAAATCCAAAGCATTTTTTAATAAGTACGGTAACTATGCAACCATTGCAGGCGGGGTTGCTGTAGCAGCATTTATACCCGCCATACACGCCGCCGAAGATAATGTAATAGCAGTGCACCGGCTTGAACAGGTGTATAAATCAATGGGCCAAAATGTAGAAAAAGCCAGCAAACAATCGCAGGAATATGCCAGCAAACTACAGTTTCAGATAGGTGTGGAGGATGAAGAGATAATGGCGGTACAAAGCAAACTGGCTATTTATAAGAACCTGAATAACGAAACCAACCGTACAAATGGTATTGTAAACCGCACCACCGCAGCCCTCTATGATCTGGCTGCCAATGGCTTTGGAGATGCTGCCAGCAATGCTGTAAAGCTGGGTAAACTGTTGAACGATCCAATTAAAAACCTGAATGCATTAAGCCGGGCAGGCGTACAGTTTACCACTGCCGAAAAAAAGAAGATAGATGCTCTGCAGCGGTCCGGAAAACTTACCCAGGCACAGGATATTATTTTAAAAGCTGTCGAAAAACGTGTAGGTGGTGTGGCAGCAGCTACCACTACAGCCAGTCAAAAAGCACGTATTGCATGGAGTGAGGTTACTGAAAGCCTGGGTAAAGGGTTACTGCCCATATTTACAAAATATGTAAAAAAAATAACCGAACACATTCCAAAAATTCAGGCATGGATAGAAACACATGGCACTCTTATAAAGAATATTGCCCTGGTATCAGCAGCCGTGCTTGGCCTTGGTGTGGCCATGAAAGTGATAGCCTTTGGTATCACGGGTATTCAAATGGCAGGCGCAGCGCTTAGTGCTGTTACCACATTCCTGATGGCGAACCCTATTGTATTGATCATCGCCGCCATCGCTGCCGCCGCTTACCTTATATACAATAACTGGGAAAAAATTGCTGCTTTCTTTAGGCGCCTTTGGGCTAATGTAAAAGCCATTTTCCTGAATACATGGAACTGGATTAAAAACCTGTTCTTTAAATACCATCCTGCCGGTATCATATACAAACATTGGGATAAGATAGTAGCCTGGTTTCAAAACTTGTGGAATAAGGTTAAAGAAAAGTTTCACCAGTTCATGCAGTTCCTTTTTTCATTACCCGCCCGTTTTGTAAAAGCCGGCAGGGAGTTTATTACCGGTATTTGGGAGGGTATGAAATCGGTATGGTTCGATGTGGTGGCATGGGTAACCGAAAAAACAGATTGGCTGGCAAAAAAATTCAGTTATAGCAAATACCATAGCGCACAGAGTGCTATGGATAAGGCCGGCAAAAAGCAGGAAATATACCAAATGAGTATGAATAACACCCAGGCTGGTGGTTATGGTGGTAATTCCACATCATCGGTATATAACCCGGTTAGCAGCAACAGCAGCACCATGCAGTATGCACCGGTCATAACACTTAATGGCGGTGCCACACAGGCCGATGCTGATATGGTGAACAGTACCACACAAAAAGGTTTCGAAAAAATGATGCAAAAATATAACAATAACCAGCAACGCACAGGATATAATAATTGATACATGTAGATACCGATACCGCCCTTAAAGCCATTAATAATATGGCCGAACAACTTAAACCAAAGCAGGTGGCCAGCGCTATGAGCCGTAGTATAAACCGTACCCTGGTACATGAGCGTACCGTTAGTAAAAAACTGGTAAGGGCAAAATATAATATGCCGACCGATGCTATCAATAATTTCAGCCTGCACAATGCCAATCCATCCAGCCTTACCGGTAAAATGGCAGCCAGCAGTAAAGCCATATCGCTGGCAAGGTTCAACCCTTCGTTTATTACAGGCAGTTATAGTGCAAAAATTACACGGAGTAAAGGCAATACCACCAAAGCGGTGAAAATACGCAGCGGCAGGGCTCCTAAAATAACCGGTGTTACACTCACTATTATTAAAGGACAAAAACAAACACTCAATTATGCATTCATCAGTAAGGGTGGTGCAAAGCCGGTGTTTGCCCGTGGTGTTTACGCTGGTAAAGGTTTCAGTTTTGGTAAAAGCAGGCTGCCCATAAGTGCATTAAAAACAACATCACTTTACCAGGCCATTGCCGGGCAGGCTACCCGTGATGATCTTAATAAAGATGCCCTGCAGTTTTACGAAAAAACTTTTGAGCGTGAAATTAATTACCAGATCAGCAAAGCAACTAAAAATAAATAATGTACTGTACCCTTGGCACCATAGAATTCAACCTGCAAACATCGCCAACATCCGAAAGCGATAGTTTGGAAATAAGCTGGGTTACCCATGAACTGATAAACCAGCCTGGTAAACTGCAGCCCACAGGCCGCAGCCTGGTAGAGCGTACAATAGAAATGTACCTGCACCAGTCTTTTTGCAAGGTAGAAGATCAAATAAAAGCTATTACCGATGCAGCTACCAATTACGATGTAATGGCCCTGCTTATGGGTAATGGAAAACTGGTTGGCGATTATGTTATTACCCAAATTGAAAAGGAAACCAAACAGCGTGATGAACTGGGCAACCTGATAAGTGCCACCCTTACTGTTACACTTAAAGAATATATTGCAGATAAGCTGCAAACACAGCAAACAGCTGCCAATAAAGATGCTTTTGCAACAGGCAAAAAAAAGGGGGTAACCAACAAAGCCAAAACAGGCACTCCCGCCAGTGCCCCCTGTAAAACACAGGTAAGTAATTTTTGCGGCCGCCTGCAAAGCTATAAGGCAAAGGAAAGCAGCGACTGGGCTTTTTTTACCCAAAGCGCCGAAGCATCAGTAAGGCAGAACGTGGCTTTTTCAATCCGCAGCCACATCAGCACAGTAAAGAACCTGTGCGAAAGCATGAAGAGCCTGCATAATGATTGCCTGGTACAATACAATATGGATTTTCCGGTAAACCAGTTAATAAGCACCTGCGGCACTTATAATACGGCTATGCTTGGTGGCAGCAGTACAGCCCAGCAGCAGGGGCACACATCGTGGCAGGGATGGATAAGCCAGATCCTTGCAAAATCAACATCAGCAAACTCACAAACAGCAACCCGTAAACCATAATGGCAGAAACACTTACTTATATCACTAAAGAAAATGTTCGCTGGGATACTATAGCCTTTGAAGCCTATGGCGATGCATCCAGGATGAATGAAATAATAGCAGCCAATGTGAATGTGGATATCAGCGAAAAATTACCCGGCGGTATAGAGTTACAGATACCAGTTATTGAAACCACCGCATCGGCCCCCGCCGAAATGCTGGTACCACCATGGAAACGTAACCTATAACCACAAACAATAAACTACAAACTTGCCAACCCCTGTAACATACCGCATCCTTTACAACAATCACAACATTACCGATGATATCAGCCGGTACTGTACATCTCTTACCTATACCGATAAAACAGAAAAGGCTGCTGATGAAATAAGTATTGAACTGGAAGACAGCGACCAGCTTTGGCAAAACGAATGGTATCCGGAAAAAGGTGCAAAGCTGACTGTTGAAATTATTCAGGGCGGCAGCATTCTAAAATGTGGCACATTCCAGGTTGATGAAATAAGTTTAACCGGCAGCAAAGGAAGCGGCGATACGGTTACACTGAAAGGATTAAGCGCCGGTATTACAAAGCGCCTGCGAACCCGTAAAAGTTTTGCCAGCGAAGGTAAAACCCTGCGGCAACTGGCACAGGCTGTGGCCAGTGATAACAGCCTTACCCTGCAGGGCGATGTACCAAACATTCCTATTGACAGATGTACCCAGTGGCGTGAAACCGACCTGGGATTTTTAAACCGCATAGGGCAGGAATATGGAGCCCTGTTCTCTGTAAGAGATACAGCCCTGGTATTTACCAGCATCTTTAATATTGAGAGTGCGGCGGCGGTAAAGTCTGTTGATAAAAGCGAACTCACAGATTACAGCATCAGCGATAAATCTTTTCTAACCTTTAAGGATGCCCGTATAAAGTTTTATCACCCTACCCAAAAAAAGGTGATCACTTATACAGCCACCGAAACCGGTTCCACAGTTAACATTATTGTGGCCGATACTATGGAGTTGCGGGTAAAAGCAGAGAACCAGCAGCAGGCAGAGGCTAAAGCAAAAGCCGCCCTGTACCGTGCCAACAGTCTGCAGCAGGGCGGTAATATTACTATGCCCGGCAATGTGCTGTACATAGCAGGTAACAGTATAGAGTTAACCGGTTGCGGTTTATTAAGCGGCAAATACCAGCTTACCCAAACAGAGCATACGATTACAAAAAGCGGTGGTTATATATGCGATGCCGAAATAAAACGTACAGCATTGATAGCCGCCGAAAAACACAAAAGCAAAGCTGCTGATAAAGCAGTAAGCACTTATCCTGAAGATCAAAACGAAATTAATGAATAACCGCTACACCATCGGCAAGTTTGGCACCATAAGCGAAGTTAAAAAAGGCTTTGCCCGGGTACTGTTTGCTGATGATGATATTGTAAGCAACTGGCTTCCTGTACTGGTTAGCCGCAGCCTTAATGATAAAGCCAGCTGGCCTTACGAAATAGATGAACAGGTTTTTTGCATGATGGATGAGCGCTGCGAATATGGTATTATACAGGGCGCCGTGTATAGTGATGAGGATCTGCCCGATGATTATGAGGGTGCAGGTAAATTTCGCAAACTGTTTAGCGATGGCAGTTTTATTGAGTATAATAAAAACACCCATATACTCACCGCCAATATACAGGGTAAGATAAAAGCCATTGCCACTGATGATATTGAAGTAACCACCGATGCCGATATACTGGCAACCGCTGCAGGCGATATTGTTGCCGAAGCAACAGGCAATATAAATGCTACAGCCACCGGTGATATTACTGCCGATGGGGTTAATATTGAGGCCAATGGCAGTGCTAAAATAAGCGCCACCGCCCCTGTAATAGAAGCCACAGCAGCAAGCAGTGCCACTGTTGTTGCACCCGCCATAGCTTTAACCGGCGTGGTTACCATTACTGGTGCTACTACTATTGTTGGTGCATTACTGGCCAGCAGCATTGGTACAACCGGAGGTGGCGCCATTACTGCTGCTGGTAACCTTATTGCTACCGGTAATATAAGTACTTCGGCCGGTGATGTTATAGCTGGTGCCATTGCCCTTAAAACACACAAACACCTGGGCGTTACTGTTGGTTCAGGCACATCCGGATTACCAACACCATAATGGAAAAAGAATGTAACCACCCTACCTGTGGCGATACCTGCAGGCGGCCAAAGAAAGAAAAGAAACGGTATGTAATACCTAAAAGATCGGCTAACCGTAAAACAGAGGATAAGATATATTTTGAACTGCGGGAAACCTTTTTAAAACAGCGACCATACTGCGAAATTAACAGCCCTGTTTGTACAGGTCCCGCCACCTGTGTACACCATACCCGTAGCCGTGGTATTTACCTGCTTGCTCAAAACACCTGGATGGCCAGTTGCCACCACTGTAATAACTATATAGAAGATCACGACCAGTGGGCAAGGGATAATGGGTTTAAAAAAAGCAAGTTTACTCCGGCTTAAAATTGATGCGTTAATGATGCGTATTTGATGCGTTTAAAAACCTGCTTTTAGCGGACTTTTAGCCCACTAAATCAACCAAATTGGCAGTACTGGATAACATCAAAAGCAAAGTATGGGGTATATCCATTTTGGGCACTGGTGTTATTGCCGAAGGGCTTGCCAGCCTGCGCCAGTGTATCAGCATCATCCTGCACACATCACTTGGTACCGATCCCTTGCGGCCGCTGTTTGGAAGCAGGGTTTATAAGTACCAGGATGCACCCGTAAATATTGCTATCCCTAACATTAAAGCCTCTATCATTGAGGCTCTTAGTATTTGGGAGAAACGTATAAAAGTAGTTTCTGTAACCCATCGTACAGCCGCCACCGCTCACTTGGAATTTGAGGTAACCTACCTGATCGTGGATGAAAACCTGATAGACAGTATCATCTTTAATCCGGGTGGTATAACCGGTGGCGGTCCCGTGGTTAACCTTACCCTGCAGGCTATCTTTCCTCCTAATATTTATGTTACCCGTAATTATATCAGCTTCATCTTCCAGCGCCAGCGTAAAACTTATCTCATCAAGCCAGCTTCGGGTGTTCTTATACTCGGTTATCATCCTCACCAGTTCGGCTATTGATGCAACGCTGA